ATTATAGTCACCATTGTCTGGATTAGTAGTCAAGATAACATGCCAGTTCTTAGGAAGCTTCCATGATACATACTCTTGACGGTCAAGAATCTCCATAGTAGCTTGCATAAATCTGTGGTCAGCACGGGTGTAATCATCCAATACTAAGAAGCCACCCTCACCTTTACCTTGGATCCACTCTGGAGCAGCATGAGACATTCTCTTAGCAACAACTTTGAAACCTTTTTGTAAAGCCATTTGTACTTGTGCTTCACCAATCCATTTAGTTTTTCCTTCAGCATTCTGAATTTCAAATTCTTTCACAGGAAAACCAACCAAGTCACCTAATTCTTCCAACTGAGATAAATTAAGTTTTACAACTTGCATATTCATCTCTTTACCTAACTGCATAATAGCAGAAGTCTTGCCAAGACCGGCATCACCCTCAATGTTAATTGCTACAGGAACTTTTCCTTGAGCTTGAATATGCTGGTTATTGTTAACCATGTGTTTGATAAAATCTTTTAATTCTTCTACATTCAATTGTACTTGACTCATAACTTTTGTTTTTATAATTCTAATTTAATTACCTTGCCTGGTAGGTCTTCATTCATTGCTGATCTCTCTGATATAACCCAAAGGACATTACCTTTTGGTTTTACATTTGCATCACATTCTCCATCAGTAAAATATACTAGGCTTGTATATTTCTTACTGTTCTCATTATAGTAATTGAGGACGGGATCAAATTGAGTCCCACCTCTTCCATTTACTTTAAGGTCATTCTTACCTTTGTAGGCTTCAATACTACGGATACTAGTATCACACTGTACTATAGTAATATCAACACCTGCTTTATAGATATGATGAATCTCATTCATGAACTCTTTAAGTTCATCATCACTTACTGAACCTGAGGTATCAATAGCTAATAGCATGTGTTGTCTCATCTTTATCTTAAGACCAGGATTATCAGAGAATCTTCTGTTCTCTTTTCTCCTAATCTTTTTAGTAAAGACCTTAGTACTAATTCCAGTAAATCTTCTGATATAACCTCTCCAGTCAAACTTAGGTGCTACTATTTCCTCAATGACAATGACCCCTTCAATTTCACCGGGAACTGTTCCTCTTTTCTTGATGGTTTGTTCTTTGGCATCTCCAAGGACTTTCTGTAACTGCTTATCAATAAGCTTCTGTTCTGCTTCGCTAAGGTTCTCAAACTCATCCCATGTACTGTGGTCAGGTAGGCCTTCACCATCTGCATCCCCATCCATTTGGTCACATAAGTCATCAAATGATGGTGACCCACTTGAGCCGGTTTGATCTTTCTTATCTTTTGCTTCTTTAAGTTTATCATAATAGTATCTAGCACCTGCTTTTCTATCTAAATTAAACTCAGCATAGTCATCAATCATGATACCTCTTGGAGGAAGTTTCTTACTAATAGCAAGAAGATCTTCTTGAGAGGCACCATTTTCTTTGGCTGTTTCTAATTCAGCTTTAACAGATTCTTTAAGTTGTTTGAATTGGTCTGGAGTTAATTCTCCACCTGGAAGCCAGGAACTATCAATATACTGATTAATTTCCATATCCATGGCAATATTTGCCAACTTTCTGTCACTAAACTTAAATACGGTTGTAAGATGACCAAATGCAATATGCAATAGCTCATGCTTAAGTAAACCTAATCTATGCATATCAGTCAAGCTTTCCCAGAACTCATCATTTACCACTAGCTGATAATTGATACCGTTCTTACTAACACCTGCAGTAGGTATTCTTTTACTCCACAACTTATTCAACATAATGAGAAAGAACCCGTAATAGGGCTCTTTCAACATCAAATCTTTGGCTGTTTTACTAAGACTTTGTTGCTTGTCCATCTTTTAGTTTTATATTAATTTCAAACTGATCAGCAGGATAACCCATCTGACCCAGAAAGCCAATCATGCTATCTGTAAATAACTCCATAAAGAGTTCAATAGCTTGATTACTTGGTTTATTTGCAACAATTGCAGATAAACATGTTCCAGTGCTCATTACACCAGAGGATTCATCAGCTGCAAATAGTTTTACAGCTTCTTTAATTGCTTCACCAGCAGTAGGGCAATAAGTTATCCACTCACCAAGATTGTATTTACTAAACTTGTATAGTGTTATTAACTCCCCCATGTATTTCTCTGTGTCCACTCCTTTAAGAGCTTCAAATGCTATTGTTGCGTTTTCCTCATCACTAGAGCGCAACATGCTTAACAAGTTCTTTGTTTCTTCTTTGTCAAAAATCATATCAGTCTTCAATTTTTAAAGTCTTAATTGCCCATTCTTTTAATTGTCCTGTTGCAATCATATCTAACCATTCTTTTGCACTTGGAATATATCCATTGCAATCTTCTTTGACATGTTGTTCACCAACATATCTTGTATACACTCTTTTACCATCAGAATTTTCAAAGTATACACCAAAGTGTGCTTCACATTCAAAGATGCCCTCACTGTGGTGACGGAACATTCTGTGTTTACTATGACCAACCCATGCTTTAGTAGCATCAAACCAATCATGAATATGAATGTAATCTTCAGGAATACCTCCAAACTTTCTAGCTGAGGATACAGCATGTTGATATGGATGTGCCATTACAGTGTCTTGTCAATTAAAGATCCCTCATGATGATAACTCTCAACCTGAGTAATTCTAATATCATTAAAGATCTTATACTTACCAGAAGGAACTAAAATACATACTGCACCATAACCACCTTCATCATTCCACCAATTTTCAACATCTTGGAGTAATTGTTCTTCAACAAAATTTGCTATATCAGAACTAAGACCAGAATCTAGGTCTTGAAGATGTAAGATTTTTTGATCCCATACATAAATATCATTAATATTATCAAAGGCATCTTCTTCATCTTCAACCATTTTTTCTGTAGTATAAACTACATTTTCAATTGCTCCGGAGTCTCCTGAACCTTCATATTGCACCTTAACACCAGTCACACCACGGTCAGCCAACTGTAATAGAAGGCCTGTCATATTTATTTCATTCATAACTATTTTGTTTTGTAAAATCTGCCAAGGATATTGGCATTTAGATATTCTTCTTTCTCAAGCACTTCATATTTAAACTGGTGCTTTACTTCTTGATAAGTTAATTCCATAGCTGAGTAGCATATCATTAAGATCTCTCTTTTGATAACAACTCCTGCTTTGTGAGCATCTTTAAGAGTTTTATTACTACTATAGTATTTCATAAAGTCAGGCTTGAGTTCCCGGGTGTACTTCTTTAGCCTTTTGTCTGTAGACATAGCCAAAGCTTTCTTACCCATGGGTTTCTTTATATTAGCAAAGAAGTTCTTCTTACCAATATATGCAACGGACTTACCATCTATGATAGCAGTCATGTTGTAGATGAATCCTATACCACCTTCCGGGATACATGCATCATCAAACTCTTTGCCTTTATAAATCCAACTCATAATACTTGTTTTAGTAATGGTAATAATTTATCTCTCACAGCTTCAACACCATGGTCTTTTACTGAGTCAGATAGATCCTTAGACATATCTAATACTACATAATCATAACCATACTTGTCTTTATATCTCTGAGCAGCTTTTATGCCGGGCTCATCATTATCAAACAGTACAATAATCTTAGAGTATTGATTACTTAGTTTACCCATGATAGATTCACCTATCATTGTATTCTCGCTGTCTGGTGCAATGCATTCTACATTACCTATACCAAGCTTATTAAAACACATTAAGTCCTTTAGAGAGGATGTAATGACCAAATACTTGGCTTCATACTTCAATTGATCAATGCCCTGAACATAATTCTGGACCTTGATAAACTTTTTCTCTGTAACCTTAGGCATATAGATCTTATAAAGCTCACCATCTTCCCTAAAATAACCATAGGTATAAGCTTTTGTAAACTTATATGATAGCATAGATCCATCTTCTTCCTTCTTTTCCATAGTAAAGAAGCTTAATGGTACTACATTATACTTAGATAGGAGAGAAGAACTGATCTTAAAGCTAGTCCAAAACTTGGAATCTTGTGTATTCCAATGTCTCATTTCATAATCAACTACCTTGAACTTGTCATGAAACTTAAACTCAACAACAGCTGGTACATCATTATGTAAGAGATACTCTTGATAGTCATTAATGATCTTATTTGCTGCATGACCTCTTGAAGGCAAGTTAAATAAGGCTTTGACTAACTCAAGTGCATCACCTTGAAAACCAGAAGAGAAATCTTTGAACTTATAGAAGCCCCCAGTGCAATATATAAACATGCTTGGAACTTTGTCTTTTACATTAAATGCAGATAGCATCTTTATGTCTTGACCAATGAGCTTTTCTTTTAGGTTCAGATAATATTCAAACACCCATTCTTTGGGCACATCCTGTAAATCAGATACTAAGTTCTTTGTTGAAATCATAACCAATAAAAATAAAGGGGGGAGGCTCCTGACTTAATTTAAAATCCCTGTTAATAATAAAATTTACAATGATTACTAATTAAACTCCCCCCTCTATAAGGTGAGTTAATTAGTCTAAGCTAAAATCAGAAGATGTCTTGGATGAAACATCAAAGTCATTGTCATCACCAAATGATTTGACATCTTTAACTTCCATCTTTTTTACATGCTTAGCTTCATCAAAGGTGATTACTGCACCTTCTTCAATAGCACCAAATGCATATTTCTTACCTTCTGCTTTTGGCAACCACATGTCATAGTTTGTATAGCCAGATTTGCTTTCATATTCTTTACCGGCAATACAGAACTCAAGATAATTATTTCTAAAAGCTGCTGACTTATTGAATGCATGAACAAAGTCTTCAATGGTGTCATGTTTGTCATTTTGTTCAACAAACCAAGAGTCAAGCTCTAAGGTGTGAGCAAGAGTTCTTAAGAAGATCAAAATAGATCTGTCTCTCTGAATCTTGATACCTGTCTTAGTTTCACCATCTGCAAATGCATATTGGCTTGCTTTTACTTTACCAATTTGACCTTCATATCTTCCTTTGCTTTCATCATCTTTGTCAATCAAGAAGCCTTCAAAACCTTCAATAGGTTCTGTTTCTACATGCAACATAAGGTGATATGCACCAGGAATAAACTTAAATTCCTCAAGTTCAATGCTGTTAATTTTCAATACATGGTTACCTGGAGTGATTGTTTTTGGTACTCCTGAACCACCTGTTCCTAAGTCTGTTGTGCTTAATGCCATTTTTTCTTTGTTTTAATTATTATACATAAATTTTATCCCAGTGAAACTCAAGTTCACCTTTGTCATTCATCTCAGAAACTACTATTTCTTCATTTCTTAAATGCTCTGGACGAGCACCACAAGTTACTTCTTCACTTGTTTTAAAAGATAATATGGTCTTATTACCTTTTCTATACATATAGCCAATTGCATCTGCATTAGCACAAATAAGAGACTTAATTTTACCTGTCAAATCAATGTTTGCAGCCAATACCATCTCACCCTTATCATCTACTTGCTTGTCCTTAATGTGACCTGCCAAAATAATGTGGGGAGCTAAAGTATCAATAAAATCTAAAACTTGAAAGAAAGCCTGTCTCAAATATAAATATCCCGCACCATTTGGTAAGGACAATACATTATCGCCATCATAGTTTTTACCCATGCTTGTATTCTTGTAAAGCTTGATAGCTAATGGCATTACCATATCTTCTAATGCAGTCACAGTATCTATTGTAACATACTTATATGGGTTACCTGCAGCTTTAATAGCTTTACCGGCATCAAGTAGCTCTTGTAAGCTTCCTATTTTAACCTTAAGAGCTTCTACATAATCA